AAAACACCTCGGCATGTTCGTGGAGAGAAAAGAAATCACCGGCAAAGATGGCGCTCCATTGCTTTCCGGGCTCGGCCACTTTTATGGGGTTGCAGAGGAAGTCGATGAATGACGGCTCCCACGTTAAACCCGTGTTTGCGGGATTTCTGGACCACGCCTGCCAGAAATCGAGTTTTGTATGGGGGCCGTGCAAGTTCTAAATCTTGGGATGCAGCGGGATTCGCAACGTTCCTCGCAAACAAGTACAAGATCAAAGTGCTTTGTGCGAGGCAGTTTCAGAATCGCATCGCGGAATCGGTATACAGCCTGCTCAAAATCCAGATCGAAAGATTTGGGCTTAGTAAAAATTTCGACATTCTCAACAACAAGATCACTTCCAAAACAACCGGAAGTGAGTTCATGTTTTATGGGTTGTGGCGCTCCATCGATGAAATCAAGTCACTTGAGGACATTGACATCTTGTGGATCGAAGAGGCTCATAATCTTACTGAGGAGCAGTGGGAAGTTCTTGAGCCAACAATTCGAAAGGCTCATTCGCAAATCTGGGTAATCTTCAACCCACGGCTCGCGACCGACTTCGCGTACAAGCGGTTCGTCGTCAACCCGCCTCCCAACACAGTTGTTCGTGAGATCAACTATGACGAAAATCCATTTCTCTCAGATACAATGTTGCAGATCATTAATGCAGCGAGAGAAGAGGATTACGAGAAATATCTCCACATCTATCGTGGAGTTCCCCGCCAGGACGATGACTCAGTTATCATCAAACGTTCTTGGATCATGGCGGCAATCGACGCCCACAAGGTTCTCAAGTGGGATGTGTCTGGTCGGAAAAGAATCGGGTTCGACATCGCAGATTCTGGTCAGGACAAATGCGCTTACGTCTACGCACATGGGTCTGTGGTCTTAGACGCGGATCTTTGGAAAGCAGGTGAGGATGAGTTGCTGAAAAGCTGCTCCAAGGTTTTTTATGAGGCACGCGCGAAAAACGCAGACGTTACGTATGATTCTATCGGAGTTGGTGCGGGTTGTGGGGCAAAAATCAACGAGCTCAATAAAGCAATGGACTGCCGAGTGCTTCACACGAAGTTCAACGCAGGTGGAAGTGTTTTCCAACCAGAAAAAGAGTACGCGCCGGGAACAAAAAACAAAGATCATTTCCTAAACATCAAGGCGCAGGCGTGGTGGTTGGTCGCAGATCGTTTGCGAAACACTTTCAACGCAGTTCGCAACGGGCAGCAGTTTAAGGTTGAGGAAATGATTTCAATTTCGTCAGATACGCCTTATCTGTCGCAGATCATCGACGAACTCTCAACCCCAAAAAGAGATTTCAACGAGAATGGAAAGGTCATGGCGGAATCAAAGAAAAAATTGAAAGACCGTGATGTGGATTCTCCAAACTTGGGGGACGGTTTTATTATGGCATTTGCCCCTGGAATTATTCCGATGAAAATATCTCAGGCAGCGCTGGACAATATTTGATGAGCATTCTTTTCTGGTTCAAATCATTTTTCAAGGCTGAGTGTCCTAGTGACCCTCAGCCTATTGCTGTTTCAGAGCCCACAAAAAAGCCTGGGATGCGCATTGACCCGACAGCTTTGGCGTACATCGGAGGTCCCGAGTCCAATAAGCTCACTCTCGAACAAGTCTTCACGCTCCCCACCCCACCTAAAGGCGTTGTCCCAGATTCTGCCAAAATGGCTATGGACTCTGCGTTTGACGTCGCGCAAGATTATGGGCTGTCAAGCGTTTTTTCTGAGGGCCTCAGCTTCTATGGATACCAATACCTTTCCCAACTTTCTCAACGCCCCGAGTATCGTAAGCCGTCTGAAATCATTGCAAAGGAAATGTGCCGTAAATGGTGCAAACTGATTTGCACAGGTGAGGAGAAAAAAGACGACAAGCTCAAGGCGCTTGAGGCTGAGATCGTTCGGCTCGACGTCAAAGAGCTTTTCCAAAAAGCTGCGGAGCAAGATGGTTTCTTCGGACGTTCTCAAATCTTCATCGATCTTGGGGATACTGATAATGAGGAGCTTAAGACAAAGCTCGCGAAATCAAAAGCGAAGATCGGAAATAGAAGTATAAAGCGCCTCGTAGTTGTTGAACCTACTTGGACCTATCCCGCTGACTACAACAGCACAGATCCACTTTCACCGAATTTTTACAAACCAACCTCGTGGTTTATTATGGGGAAGCAGGTGCATTCCTCGCGCTTTTTGACGTTCATCTCCCGCGAAGTCGCTGACATCCTCAAGCCAACGTACAACTTTGGTGGACTTTCACTCACGCAGATCTTGCATCCGTACGTCGAAAATTGGTTGCGCACCCGCCAATCAGTATCTGACCTGCTGTACTCGTTTTCAATCAACGTTCTCAAGACCAACATGGCCTCCATTCTTTCTGGCGGGGCTGGTGAAGATGTTGGAACTCGGGTCGCAGTTTTCAATAAGTATCGCGACAATAAAGGTTGCTTCGTCATCGACAAAGACACTGAGGAGTTCATCAATGTGTCTTCACCACTTGGGACACTCGATAAGCTCCAAGCACAGGCTCAAGAGCAGATGGCGTCTGTTGCGGGTATTCCTTTGATCATCCTTCTCAAGATCACTCCTTCAGGCTTGAACGCTTCATCTGACGGGGAAATCCGAACCTTCTACGACTGGATCCATGCGCAACAAGAGTCGCTCTTTACCCCTCTGCTTAGAGATCTTCTAGAGTTTATCCAGCTCTCGTTGTTTGGTGAGATCGACCCAGAAATCAGCTTTAAGTGGCAACCTCTCTGGACTTTGGATGAGCAAGCTTTGGCCAATGTCCGTAAGACAGAAGTTGAAACTGATGTGGCTGCGATTGATGGCGGTATAATCGATAATGTGGAAGCAAGGACTCGCTTGGCCCAGCAAGAAGATTCGCCGTATGCAGGGTTGGATTTGTCGGTTGTACCAGAACCTCCTGGGATGGAAGATGGTGGTTTTGGAGAAGAGGATTTGTTAGGTGACTTGGCAGGTGCAGAAGAAATTCCAAGCATGGACGAAAATAAGTGGATTACTGTACACCCGAACGGGGAAAACGAAACTGGGCAACCCGCGCTTATCGATGGCGAAAGTGGTAAGGTAAAAGGCGGCATGGGCGGTAAGTTTGACGGCGAAAAAATCAGTGAGGCGCATACAGAGAACTCTGAGCCCAAAGCTGAGCCCAAAGCTGAGCCCAAAGCTGAGCCCAAAGCTGAGCCTGCAAAGATTACACCTGAACAATCTGATGCCTTGACCACCTATTCTGGTTCTCGTTACGAATCGATAAACTCAGGGTTGAGAACAGGGAAATTAAATTCAGAAGACAAAAAGACGGTTGTACTTATTGATTCGGCAATGCAGGCTGCAAAGCAGGATTTTGAGACTTTTGAAAATCAAGAGCTGTATCGTGCCGCTGATATTCCAGAAATTAAACAAGCTTTATCAAGTGGAAAATCACTTGATGGAATTGAGTTTTCCGATAATGGCTTTGTATCTACCACCAAAAACAAAGAGCACGCAAAAGTATTCAAGCGTGGTGATTCTGATCTATTCGTCTTCCATGCGCCAAAAGGAACTCCAGCAATTGATATGACAGATCACTCAGGCTTTGGTGATAAGGAAGGTGAAGTGTTGCTCGATCGTGGGATGAAGTATAAGGTTCGGAATGTTGAGATTGTGAAGGAAAAGGTGAAGTCCCGAGGCCTTGGTGGAAAGATCATAACAAAGACCGTGAAACAAACCTACATTCATGTTGATGTGGCGTACAAATGACCAAACCCATCACCCTCCCACCTATCCACCCAAACGCGGGGCTCCAACGGCTCTATCAGCGCCAGCTTGAGAAAATAATTGACCAAATGCACAAAAGCGTGTCATATTGGTTGAAAGTGGTGTATAATGCGCATAGGCCTGAAATGGCGCAGGATGAGAGCCCTACGGTCATTCTGACCAAGGTCATGAAACGTCTGGCTAAGCGTTGGGAGAAGAATTTTGATGACTATGCTGACAAACTGGCGAGGTACTTCTCCACTTCTGTCAGGGACCGGGTAGACGGCGCGCTGAAAAACCTCTTGAAGAAGTCAGGCTATGCTGTGGAGTTCAAATTGACACCACAAGCAAATGACGTACTTCAGGCCACAATCCAACAAAACGTAAGTTTGATCAAATCCATTGCATCAAGACATTTCGAAGAAATTGAAGGTTTGGTGCTGCGTAGCGTGACCACTGGTCGAGATCTGAAAACACTCACTGACGAACTTCAGCATCGGTACCAAGTCACGCGCCGCCGCGCCGCTTTTATTGCCCGAGACCAAAACAACAAAGCGACGGCTGTGATAACGCGCGTCCGACAGGAAGGTCTCGGCATTACTGAAGCACTTTGGAAGCACAGTCACGCAGGCAAAGTGCCCAGACCTGAGCACGTCAAGTTCAACAATCAGAAATACGACATATCAAAAGGCATGTGGTCTGAGGTTGATCAAGAGTGGGTGTGGCCAGGTACAGCAATCAATTGCAGATGTGGATCACGCAGCATTATCCCAGGATTGAAAAGAGCATGAGGAAACTGAAAGAAATAGTTGATGTTCTTGCTCAGATTGTTCCCTTGGTTTGCGGCGGCCAAAATGGTGGACATGGTTCCGGAATCA